AATAGCAATTCCAAAACAGATTATGGTTTCATTCTTTTTTAGTTCTTTTAGAATAGGTATTTTTAAGCGTAGAGACAAAAGAGTAGCATTTTCAACATATACAGGGGAAAATATACAAATGGCGGTCATTTATATATTTACAAATTATTAATTTTTATTCTAAATCATTACAAAACTCTAAATAGATGTTGATTAATTTTTACTCAAATTCACTTTTTGACAAGTCCTGTTTCAACATCCACAACTAATTTATCTAAATAAAGAGTGAAAACGAGTAGACTGATAGTAACTTGGCTGTTATTAGTAAAAGAAATGTTAAGGTTGCGAGTAGCAGCCTTGTCAGCATCACGGCATCGTTTGAGATCTACATAATAAACACGATTGTTCTCCCACCAACTCTGTGAGATTAAACCGCTTCCAATCCCTAAATCACTTGATGTAAGATTGTCAGCAAGACAAATCTGCTCTAAGAAATTCTCGTAAGTGTAAAAAAGAGTGGTGTTTAGAACGTTTTGTCCCCCAAGTGTTACTTGTAAGTTCGTAAGAGAAAGAGGAGCAAAAGTATTAGGACAAGTGTCAAGAGGAGAAGCCCACTGAGCGAAGTTAAACACTGTAGAACTTGAACCTGTAGCAGCAGAAGGAGAGATAAGAGGAATAATTGCAACAGCAAGAGGATTTTTAATACCACTCTGCACTAACTGACTAAAGGAAGAACCACTTGTAATTCCATCATATTGATTGGTAATAATCTGTTCGTAGACTACAAGTTTAGAACGATTTTCCTCAACATAACGAAGAGCCTTGCTCGGCTCCATTTTAACAAGAGAGTAATAGGCACGGCATGAAGGCATTGGATGGCTTGGAACGTTGAGACCAATGTTAATACCAGAACCACCACCAACCGAGATGGCTGTAGTAGGAGCACGAGCCACGAAAAGACCACCAACAATGTAACCAGTTGTAAGAGGAACAGAGGCAGGATTTAAGTTTGTAGATGGAGCAGTTCCTGAAGCACCTATAACATTGTTAAAAGTAAAAGGGCAAGTATTCGCGAAAGTAGATTGGAAAGCACCACCAACCGATACAGGCTGAATGGTTTGAGTAGAAAGAGTAGGGTTAGTTACTTTAGCAGCACACGAACCAGTGTTAAGGTAAATCCTCATGACAGCCGATAATTTACGAACAAGACCGAGTTTATCCATCACATCTGTTAAGTATTTAAGAGGAATAAGGGCAATATCGTAGTAAGTGACTATGTTTCCAATGTAAGAAACATAGGGTTTAAATTCAGTCTGTAACTGAGTAGCAGACATTAAAGTAAGTTGTGTGCCTGAAGAAGTTCCCCAGAATGATTGAGCCGAAGAAGCAGAACCACTGGTTAAATCAGCATACCGAGAAATACGATTAGCAATAGCAGTATTAACACAACCTTGGTTCATGATTGGCGAAGCGATAGATTGAGATGCAACACCAGCAGCAACAGCACCATAAGGCATGTTGTTTAACATACCAGCACCAGCAACATTGGCAGCGTTGGAAGCAGTTCCTGCTACAAATGGAGGAGTGACCTGATTGAACTGCATAGATTTCTCATTATCTATGGCTTGATTGTAGTTAAGAGAAGGACCAAAAGTATTAAGATCAGTAGTAGACAGCTGAGAAAGAAGACGAAACCCTTGCATAACATTTACGAATGGTTGAGTTTCATTAATTACTTTTCCATCAGCCTGAATTTCAATTTGATGAATTAAGTTTTGGAAATTGGATTTAAGTGCCATAGTAGAATAAGCAGCACAGCCTCCTAAAGAAGCAGCCGCTCCTCCTACTCCTAAAGAAGCAACAGAAGGAAGAGTAACAACTGCACCGGCTGAAGTAGCAAAGGCACAAGTCATTACGATAGGAATAGTTAGATACATATCCCCAGTGTCAGTAAATCCACCAGAGTTGTAGATGGAAGTAAGGTCAAATTGAACCTGTGTTAATCCTGAATTGTTGGCATAAACTCCGTTATTTATATCATTTATATAGTTCCACTGTTTATCAGTGTATGCCGAGTAGGCATCTACCGATTGAGGTTGGGACGATTTGCTGAACTCGTAGTTGTCAGAATTCATTATACACTACTAATAGAAAAAAAAACCACTAAATCTTTCATCCTAAATAATTTTTGTCTCTATTTTTTTTTTATTTTGTTAATGTATATGTCATTGGAGCAACTTTCCAAACTTACTGAAAGAGACTTACTATTTGAAAAAAAACTACAAGATATTTCTAAAAGAAGCATACCAAGTAAAGAAGAAGAAGGTCAGCCATCTTCTGCCATATCTAATACCGTTGTTAGTGATCTTAATCTTAGAGATTTAGGTATTGAAGAACAATTAGAAAAGATTAGCAGAAATACCATTAAACAAGTATGGGGTTGGAAACCAACAACAATTAAAAGCGATGTCACACAGGAAATGATACAAGAATATCAAGATGAATTAGAGAGAAGTTCTTATGAAGACCCAATCACAGGTCGTAAATTTAAATATGTTCCAGTAAATAGTGATTTTACTTTAGAAGAACCTGATTTAAAAAGAGTAATCGCTACAGATGAAGTGATTTTTGATGATTTAAGACAATTAGCACAGCAATATACAGCAACAGAAAAAGATTTAGTAACTGCTTATGATGCAATACAATTTATTAGAAATAGTGAGACTATAAGTGGAAGAGATCGTAAAAAATTATTAGGTCCATTTGCTGAATTTGAAGAATTACCTGAAATAAAAAGATTACAAGGAATAGTAGAACAATTAAAACAAAGATTAATAGATATACAAGGAGCAATAGATCAAGTTCAAGAAATTAGAAAAACAAATAAACAAAATATACTTGATAATGAAGCAGAAATAGATAGAGTTCGTAAATCCAATGCTATTTTACTAAAACAAAAAAGCGATGAATTAAATTTACTAAATAGGGGTAAAATGAATTTACAACAACAGCCAAATGAAAGTGATGAAGATTTTAAACAGCGATTATTAGATGTAGGACAAGTAGAATTTGATGAAACCTATGTAGAAGAAGCAGCAGGACGTAGGGCATTAGCAAGATTTAAAGAAAACATGAAATCCATCACTCGTAATAATACTTTAGTAGAACAAATAATTAAATCAGTTCCACCCTTTCGTTTATTTGAATACAATAAGTTTTTCTCTCTACTTCTTAAAAAGTTTGAAGAAATATATGGTAAAGCAAAACTAACAGAAGATAATGCTTTAGAAATAGTTGATTTTTTTGATAATGTTTTAGCAAAAGAAACTCTTGTAGGATCAAATGTTCCAGCCTTTCGTGGTTTAAGACAAGCAAGTATATCAAGACAATCAAGTGAAGGTTCAACCATAAGTGATATTTTTGCACCATTAGAAAGTGCAGAATATGCAAGGACAAAACTTGGTGCAGTTGCTCGTCAAAGAAGGAAAGGATTTGAAGATGATTTACAATCAAGAGCAGTGTCTGAACCAAAAGCATTAGGAGGATTTGGACCAGTCACAGCAGCACAACAAGAAGCAGAGGCAACAATAAGATTATTACAAGGACTACCAAAAGCAGATCCTTTTTCAGACTTAGGTCTTCCTGCATTACCAGTAAAAGCAGTTCCAGCAACATCAGCAGAATTACCTATTGCAGAATTTCCTGAATTAGGATTAGGACCATCTGTAAGTTCAGCAGCCGAAAGTATAGGAACATCAGCAGCAGAAGTAGAATTTAACCCTTATCAAATGACAGTATCACAATTATTACAAACATATGCTGCAACTTATAATCAAGGTGCTGCAAGAGGTAAATTATTAACAAGTGGAACAGGACAGACAAAAGCAATTGATTTTAATGGTAATCCAATAGTTGATGAAGATGGGAAACAAGTTTTTTATCCTCCAACACCACATGCTACAAGATATGATATTTTACAGCGTTTAAGAACGAAAGGAATAATTGGAACAGAGGATAGTTATAAAAAATCACCTGTTAAAAAGAAATCAGGTCGTCCAATTGGTTCAGGTTTTCTTGAAGATTTACCAAAATATGCTGCATTTGGTAAAATAGCCATTAATCCAAAAGCATTATATTATGATAATAATTTAGTTGTTATGCATCATAATAAGCATCATATCAATGGTTATAGAAATGTAAAAGTAAGCGATCATTTTGTAAATGCTATTATGAAATTATTAAATCAAGAAGTGCCAAAACATGAAGATTTAAAACATTTTGATTTAAAAGAAAAAGAATTATATGATATGGTAATTCATTTAGCAGGATTACATAAACGTGTAGAACATAATTTAGACAGAACTAAACAAGCCATGAAACATCGTTTTGAACTATTAGATGGAGAGATAAATGCAGGTAATAACAATGATGATATAAAAAAAGAAATAAAAGCATTAGTTCATAAAATGGCTTATGCAGGTATGATTACACATCATGCAGCACATCAATATCTGTATCCTGCTATGAGAAGTTCAAAAAAAGCACCTATAAAAAAAGCCCCTAAATCCAAGAAATAAGGTAAAATATTATCTTTAGTAATAGTATAATGTATCACGAAGCACACATTGCCCCAATTTCTAAGAAACAAGTAAGTAAATTACTTAACGGACATCCTGTGAGAGTAAAGGCTGGAAGTCATCACAAAATACATCTTTCAGCAGAACATCACAAAAAACTACACCGAGCACACGCTAAAGGTTGTGGTATTACAATTACTTTAGATCCTTATGCTATAGAACACAATCAACATTTACGCCATGATGTAGGTATGGGTGGAAAGTTAGGCAAGAGTTTTGGTAAATTTATTGTAAAAGAAGGTCTTGAGCCTCTTATCACAGCAGGTGTGGAACGTGGTATTCGTGGTATTAAAACAGGACATGGTCTTTACAAAGATGTAGGTAAAATGGCTAATCCTTTAATTCCTTCATCTATGAGAGGAATGGTTCATGCAAACATGGCAAAATACAAACCAACAATTGCAGCAGCAAGAACCGTAGGAGGAAAAGTCAATCGTGTTAAAAAATTCAATAAATGGATGGGTGCTTTAGGTAAAACATTCAAATCTGTAGCCGATTATGTCAAACCAGTAGCCAAGCCACTTTTACAAGGTGCTACAAATTTAGCCTTACAACGAATGGGACAGCCAAGTATTCCAAGAGGCAGACCACGACGAGCAGCACCAGCACCTGTAGTAATGCCTATAGCAATGCCAAGCCATTATCCATCTATGCAAGAATTAGATGCAGGTAATGATTTAGGACTTCCACCTCTTCCTGATAATTACGAAATTCCTTATGGTAAAGCATATGCAAGTGGTCTTAAGAAAAAAAAAATACCAAAAGCACATCGTCCAAAACGAGTAATGTCTGAAGCACAGAAAGCCGCTTTAGCGAAAGGTCGTGCTGCTTTACGAATTAAATTAAATGAAATGGGAGCAGGAGCAAAACGAAAACATCGTAAAACACCAAAACGCCGTCATACAGGTAAATCGCTGATGCCTGCTGGCTATTGATGCCGATGAGGTTATTAAGAAAACATAAAAAAATATGTTCTAATATATAATGCCTAAAAAAGCAGGGGCTTTAAGTTCTAAGCAATTACAAGGGTTATTAAATGCAAGTTATGATAAGAAAATTAGAAATGTAGATGGATTTCAACAAGATAGAGCATTATCTACAAAAACATCTAAAGTGTATGTAGATCCTACAACAGGTCAAACTGTAGTAGCACACCGAGGAACAGCAGGAATTACAGATTGGGGTAATAATCTTGTGTATGCTATTGGAGGAAGAAAAGCATATAAACAAACAAGCCGATTTAAAGAAGCTCAAAAAGTTCAAAGAGAAGCAGAAACAAAATATGGAAGAGAAAAGATTTCAACCATAGGTCATAGTCAAGGCGGTCTTCAAGCGGAATTATTAGGACGAAGAGGCAAAGAAACAATCACATTAAATAAGGCAACACGCCCTTTTGGAAATAGTCCAGCAGGAAATCAAACAGACATAAGAACTCAAAATGATGCTGTTTCGGCTTTAAATCCTTTTCAAAATAAGAAACAAACAGATTTAATTAAAGGAAATTTAAATCCTTTAGCCGCTCATTCTATAGATACATTAGAAGGAATTGATAAAATATATGGTAGTGGAACAAAAATGAAATTAGGAGGCAATAATATCACAAGTAGTGATGATATTGACAAAATGTCAAAAGGAATAAGAGGATACAAAGGTTGTTTTACAAAAGAAGAATTACCAAAATTAACAAATGGTTTTTATGTCATTAATTTAAACGGACATAGTCATTGGACGTGTCTAATGAAAAAAGGAGACAAATGTTTTTATTATGATAGTTTTGGCTTTCCAGCACAAGAAGAGATAGAAGATAAAATGGGTGAATATTATTGTAATGATAGAGAAAATCAAGATTTAGATGCAAGTTCTTGTGGTTTTTATTGTGTTGCTTTTATGAAATTTATGCAATCTCAACCCAATGCAATGAAAGCATTTCAAACATTTGTCTCTCTTTTTGATAAAGATACAAAAAAGAATGACATGATTTTACAGACTATTCTTCAACATTTATAAAAATTTAAAAACCCTTTTCGTAAATGGGTTAATTTTCCACCCTTCAAATCAACCATGAAAAAAGATCGCGGTTCATTTGTAGCATCTTGATATAGGTTTTTAAAATGTTCTTTATCCATATCGTGAATATTATGATTTTTAAGAATATTACTTACAGTTGAATTATCATTTTGTTTAAATAAGATAAAATAATTAGCATTACGAGTAACAATTTTAGGGACAGACGTATAATTTTGAGCCATAGCCCAAACTGTAAATCCTGCTTTACGTCCTCCAGTAAAATATTCATTAATCTTTTTCATCTCTTTTGGTTTTAAATTTATAAAATCATCAAAAATAATTAGTTTTTCATGTTTTCTGTCTTCTTCAAATGATTTTAATTCAGGTAATTCTGCAATATCTGTGATGACTTTCATTTCAGGTATTTTTTGTTTTAATAAATTATAAAGAGGTTCATCACTTGAAACAGGATTAAAAAGAATAATATCATAAAAGGCTTCATCTTTACGAGACAAAAAATCAATAAGAGCATTGGTTTTACCTGTTCCTGTTGGTCCAACACATAATATCATTGAATTCTTTAATATATGATGTTTCTTAAAATTTTTATCTACAGAAGAAGTAGATTTTAAGTCATTAGGTAATCTCTCATACCAATTGGCAACTTCCATTTATGATATACGAATATTTAATTTTTCTAACTTTTCTATTAATTTTGTCTCTATTGGTTTGCCTTTATTATTGATTAAGAGAGAAATACATACATTCGTGTCTTGAGCCGCTAAAGCATTAAAATTTTGATCTACAAATACAATTCTTAAAAATTGTTGAATACCACCTGTCATTTTTAACCATTTTAAAGCAGGAGGAGTATAATTGATATTTGAACCAAAAGTTGCACCTGTTGGAATATTGATTGTATCTAAAATATCTGTTGGAACTCCTACTTGATTATCTACTAAACTACATCTAACAATAAGAGAATTCACATTACTACCTAAAGGAATGACACTGTTTAGAGTTGAAGCAGATGCTGTATTTACAGATGGATATGTTCCAGCAGTATATCCAATGATTTTACCAAAAGTATTGGTAGATGAAATAATCAATTGAGGACAATAAGAAGTAGCATTATAACCGACCCAATTTGCAGGAGCAGAATATCCTGATGGTAAAGAGGTTGGAACTAATGTTGTGATTAACTGAACTCCATAAGTATTTACATTGTATAAAAGAACTAAATAATAGACATATTGACCTAAACTATTGATAAGATATAAACCATTGGTAATACAAAATTGCTGTATATAAGCATTAATATCAGTAACAGTAAAAAAACCTTCATTTAAAGTAATCGTATAGGTTTGACCTGAAGAAGAAGAAGTAGGAAAATTAATTTGAAATGTTTGATTATTATAGGCTTTAGTTACATTAAACCATGAATACGGAATTTGTAAATTAGAAATACAAATCTCAGCTTCATCTAAAATTTGGAGAGAACCATTGATAAATTGATATTGATATGTGTTATTTGTAATAGAATTGTTGGTATTTAAAACTAAATTATAAGCCATATATTATATAGAGATATTATGCTTTCTCTCCAATTGCTAAAAAATTCATTCCATACTGAATAGTTAAAGTAGATGATGGTCCAGAATTAAAAAAAGTGCAAGAAAAGTTAGAATTAGTAATATTATTTGCTTTCATAACTAATGCAGTGGCTGTTCCAGTTGCTGTAAGTAAAACAGTAGGAGTAGTAGATGCTTTAAAAGAATTTGTAAATGTAATATTTACTATTCTTTGAGCGTTTGATGCTATTGCTGTTGTATCACTATATGTTCCAGTTTGCATAAAATATGGACCTACATTTAAATTTCCTGTATTAAAATTAAAACCACTATTGATAGATAATGTTCCATTTGTTGTTAAAGTTCCTGTAGTTGTTGTAGTTCCACTACATGTAACATTTCCAGATAAAGTCGTTGCTTTTGCTGCTGTTCCAATAACCAAAGTTCCTGTTGTTTGGTTCGTGCATATATTCATATTATTTGCAGGAGTAATAGGATTTACTGTTTGTCCTGTAAAACTAAAATTACTTACTTTTGTCGTATATGTAGCATTACCAATAACTATATTTGAGGTTTGTGTCGTTCCAAGCGTTAAATCAACTGCAGGATCTAAAGTATTTATGGCTTGGTTTAAAATACTTATACTACCTATACGATTGGTATTGGCTGCATTTCCAATAATTAAAATACCTGATTGTGTAGTTCCAAAATTTAAACTATTTGCAGGAGTTAAAGCATTCATAGTTTGAGCCTTAACAGTTAAATTACCAACATTTATGGTGCTTGTTGCAACATCTCCAATATTAATAGTTGTGGTAGAACTTGTCCCAAGATTTAAAGAACCAGTATTACCTTCAATTCTTCCATTTGTGCCAGTATTTCCAAAAAATAAAGTTCCACTTCCTGCTGTAGTATTACCTCGTAAATCAACCGTATATACATCAGCCGAATTACCTATAGCAATATTAGCACTTGTATCTGCACCAATAGTAAAAGGTAATATACTTGTTTTAGCATTGATAGAACGATCTTTAAATGACATGTTATTCATAAAAATCGTAGAAGTTCCTCCAAATGTAATCGTAGATGTAGTCGTATCATATAAAGAAATTGGATCACTTGTTGCAATACCACGAATAATATCTGTATTTATTCCACTTGGAAAAGAAGAAGAAGAATTAGAAGAGGCTGCTGCTGTTTGTCCTGTCTCAAAAATAGTGGGATTAAAATCTAAACCTGAAAAAGAATATAATGGTGGATTATATGCCGTCATTATATTAGAAAGTTAAAAATAATTATGCTATTCTAATAATTTTAAAGGTGCTGTCTGTGGCGGCACTTGCTGTCCCAGAAGTATATGTATAATTCATAGTAAAATAAAATGTTGTAGTTGTTGATAAGGAATAAATAACAGAAAGATTTTGATATTGTATTTGTGTAGCGGTTACTACTGCTGTAGATGATGGTATTGTAGAATTGGACGCTATAGGTGTTCCTCCTACTGAACCAGTTGTAATTCTGGCTGATGCTTTGGTTAATGTTGAACCTGTAGTAAAACTAACTGCTAAAAATCCAGTTATTAAATAAATCCCTTGCACTGAAACAGATTGACTAAAATAAGTAACATCATTACCACTTCCAAAACCAGAACCTGAATAACTTGGAGAATAAATATATCCAATCATTGAGGTTGATGAAAAAGATGGTAAAGTAGAATAACCCCATGTAAGAGGAGAATTGACAGTAAGAGTAGAAGTAGTAGAACCAAGTGTAATCGTTCCTGTTGATCCAGCACCATTTAAAATTTGAACGTTGGAAGCCGTGCTTGTTCCATTATTAATATGAACTGCTCCACCTGCAACATTAGAATTACCATCTCCAATGTGAATAATCTGACTTCTTCCACCTAAAACACCAATGTTAATTACGCCTGTAGAAGTAGAAGCAATGTCAAGAGTAGAGGCTGCTGAAGTAGTAGCAAGACTATTTGTTGCTATACCGGATGAAAATGTCTCTAAAGCAGTAGCAGTATCAGCAGTTGTTTTTTGTAAATAAAGAGCGTTGGCTTGTGATTGTGTTAGATTTGCTGTATTAGAGGCAAAGTAAGCAGGATTGTATATGGTTACAATAAAAGAAGGAGCATTATAAGCCGACATATATATATAAATCTAAAAAAAATATCTATTCTTATTATATATGGCTTACACATTAGTTCTAAATAGTTCAAACAACTATAACACACAGACAAATACACAGTTTAAATACAACTTTTTAGGAGGAAACTTTGTGGCTGAAGATATGGAAATGTGTGTTTCTGCTGTTACAATTCCTTATTCTTTTTTCAATGTATCACAGTATTACAATAATCAAATATTTCAAATTATTTTTCCTACTGCTGCAACAACATCAACATTAACAATTACTTTAACAGCAGGTTTTTACACTGTATTAGATATACAGAATTTTATTCAAAATCAGTGTATAGCAGGAGGTTATTATTTAATCAATGCTTCAGGACAATATGTATATTATTTAAATTTAACAACAAATGTAACCTATTATTCAACCCAACTCGTATGCACTAAAGTTCCAACTGCTTTACCGAGTGGATGGTCTTATGCTACAAGTGGAGTATATAATGGATCAGGAGGCTTACCTTCTACAGCAAATCAAGTGCCTCAGTTAGTTATTTTAAGCACGAATACGTTTGGAACAATTATTGGTTATGCATCAGGAACATTTCCAACAACAGCAACACAAGCAACAGGAGTATATACTACATTAGGAACAATCACACCAGTTGGCTCAACTGTAAATTCTCTTGTTATGAGATGTAGTATTTTAAGAAATAATGTAACTGTTCCAAGTGATATTTTAGATGGATTTCCAATTAATACAACATTTGGTTCAAACATTAATTATGTTCCATCTTTTGAAAAATGGATTTCTGTTAATAATGGAACATTTAATAATTTTACTTTAAATTTTGTAGATCAAAACTTAAATACGATTTACGCGAATGACCCAAATGTTGCAGTAACTTTACTGATTAGAAAAAAACGAAATTAAAATCTCTTGACATACTATAATGAAACATTTACACGCGATGGTTCATTCACATAAACACTTTCATAAACTCCGACATTTACAGCATCAAGCAATTCATCACGCTCATCATTTACACGGTAAAGTGCATACTAAATTAGCACATGCTAAACATCATTTAGGACATATGCAACATCATGCAAAACATATCGCTCATCACGCTCACGCTCTTGGAGGAGCAGCAATGAAAAAAGATGGTGGAGGCAGACATGCTCTAAAATTTAAAATGTAAATTTAATGTATGGATAATCCATTAGAAACAATGTCTGAAAAAACAGACGAGCATAATTGGTCTAAAGATATAGAAGAACAATTACAAAATATAGAAGAGAATTCAGCACAACAAGCAGAAATATCTAAACGACAGTATTTAGAATTATTATTTCTACAAAAGTATTTTAAAATACCAGTGATTGTTTTAAGTGGATTAAATTCTATATTTGCTATAGGTTTGAATAATTTTATGGAACAAAATATTGTCTCTATTTTGAATTGTATATTAGGATTTATAGTTGCAACAATGGGCTCAATAGAATTATATTTAGGAATAACTAAAAAAATGGATATAGCATTGAATTCATATCAATCCTTTTATATATTAAGTGTAAAAATAAACAACTGTCTAAGGTTAGACCGAGATCATCGTGCAGAATGTGATGGAAGAGCCTTTTTAACAGCCTGTTTAGCAGAATACGAACAATTATTTCAACAAAATAATATAACAAATGATAATTATCAAGATAAATTGATAAATATTGAATTAATTATCAAAAAATAATCTTTTAGTATTTTATATGCCTGACTATCGTCAAACAGTAATATATAAGATACAACACAGAGAGAAACCTGAATTAATTTATGTAGGTTGCACTACTAATTTTAATGCAAGAAAGAACCAACATAAAAGCCGATGTAGTAATACAAAAGATAAAGAACACGATCACTATAAATATCAAATGATTAGAGAGAATGGAGGTTGGACTATGTTTGATATGACACCAGTCAAACAAATATCCTGTGAAACAAAACTACAGGCACATATTGAGGAAGAAAGAACAAGACAAGAATTAAAAGCAAATTTAAATACAGTAATTAAACCAAAGTTAATCATAGAAAAAAAACCTGATCCAGTTCGTCCTTTTCTCTCTATTAAAACAAAACAATATACAGAAAAAGATTTAGTAGATTAATATATATGCCTGATGAATTAAGTCGTTACATACATGATTTTATACGTCCTCGTTTATGGCGTAAGGGTTCATACATACATCAACACAGTTTATTTTTTAAATATGAATTAAGTAGAGAGATAAGGAGAGGATCAATGTTAAGAATATTAAATAATATAATATTTTTAAGAGAATTTCTCTCTATACTTTAATGCCATGGGTAATTCGTAAAGTAAAAAATCAAAATCTTTATTCAGTAAAAAATAAGGAGACAGGACAGGTTCATTCTTTTGGAACAACAAAAGAGAATGCCATCAAACAAGTAAGGTTATTATATTTATTAGAGAGAAAAAGATCTTAAAAATATTTCTGCTTCTTCTTTTGTTTGAAATGTTTTATCACAATACACCCTTTACATTAAACCTACCAAAGCAAAACTGCCGCCCACCAACCTTTAGATCCTACTCTTTTAATATCTTTGGCGTGACGAATGTAGTAATTCTTTCTATGTTTGTCTGCAATATCCTTTCCATATTCAAGATAAGAACCAAAGTCCAAGTAACGTATGTCACCAATACTACATATAAATTCTCCATCCTTAAATATATCTAATTTTTTATTTTTATATTCACTTGGAATAATAGTTACACCTAATTCTTTTGCTCTTTGTTTTGTATGATTTGTGATTTGATACATACTATTTGTCTCTATTTTAATTTTCTATTCAAATTATTTTTAATGATAAAATCATTATATGCTTTGATTGCTTCCTGTTCTGTATTATAAATACCTATCACAATGTATTTATAATTAATCATGCATCTACAAATCCATTCATTCTTTCTGTATCTAATAGAAGCCATGCTATATTAGATATTTTGTCTCTAAATTTTGATGAATAAAAAATTGAATGAAGAATAAATAGTAATAATATTGATAAAATGTCTATTAAAGGAGAGATCACGCTTCCAGCAGCAACTATATGGTTGATAATGTCTTCTAATGGTGAGAATGATAAATTTCTTAATAAATTCTGTAAATATCTTGGTAATTTAGGTGAATTGTATTTAGAAGTAGTAGATGGATATATGAATGATTATGGAGAGTTTGATTATTTTGGAACAGGATGTCATAGAATACTGTGGGCTATATTAAAAGCATTTAGTGAAATGAAAGGAACACTATTAAATGAATATTATGTAGAAATAGAAGAACTTATGATAGAAAAAAAAAGACAAGATGAAGAGATAATGGAATTAGGTGAAAAAATAAAAAAATTAGAACTTTTACAAAATGTATTAAAAGGAGAGAAATTTACATGCAAGATAGAAGGAAATGATGAATATAGTATAACAATTTACCACTGAGGCTACGGCTGAGGCTTGGGGTCAAATGATAAAAGAATGAGAGCATAAATGTATATATTTTTTTTAATTCTAAAAAAAGAATATTGAGACTAATGCCGTGGCCGAGGCCGAAGGCCGAGAGAAAGAATGAGAGCATAAAT